CCGCGCCCGAGTGCTTGCCGACTTGCTTGGAGAGCTTGACGAACTGGCGCAGGTCTACGCGCGAGAAGCTGACCGAAGACGAGTAGCGGGGCTGGCGTGTCAGGCGGGCTTTGATGCCATGCGCGAACAGAACGGGAAAACGCCATGACGATAGAGCTTTGGCAGTTGATTTCGCTGGCGCTGACCTTTCTGGGGGTGTTGGTGACGCTGGGCAAGGTGTTGCTCGCGCAGATCGACAAGCGCCTGGAGCAGCGCTTTGCGATGGTCGAGCGCGATTTGCAGCAAGTGCGCAACTTTGAGCGGGAACTCTTGCAATTCAAGGCCGATTTGCCGCACCACTACGTGCTGCGCGAGGACTACGTGAGGAATCAAACCATCATCGAAGCCAAGCTCGATGCGCTGGCGCTGCGGTTCGAGAACTTCCATCTGAAACACCCAAGGAACACCCCATGACGGCCATAGACACGCACAAGGTGCGGCGCGAGTCGCTGCGCTGGTATCTATTATTGGCGCTGAACAATGCCAGACCCGAGGAGTTGGCGGAAGAAATCGTGCAGAGCACGATGCGCTCGATCTACCCGGACGCGACGGCGGTTGAGGTGCGGCGCGAACTGGACTATTTGCAGGTGCGCGATTTGGTCACGCTGCGCAAGGAGCCGAGCGGTCGCTGGTGGAGCAAGCTCACTCGCCACGGCGTAGAAATTGCCGAGTACACGATTGCGTGCGAACCTGGGATTGCGCGCCCCGAGAAGTATTGGGTCTGACATGGCACGGCGCAGCAGCATCGACAGCCTTCCCGAGGACGTGCGTCAATGGTTGGATAAAGCCCTGGCCGAGCGCAATTTCAGCGGCTATGCGCAGCTGGAAGAGTTACTGCGCGCGCGCGGCTTTGAACTGTCCAAATCGGCGATTCACCGCCACGGCCAGAAGGTCGAGAGAAGAATGGCGGCGATCAAAGCCAGTACGCAGGCCGCGCGCCTGATTACCGAGGCTGCGCAGGACGATCATGACGCCCGAAGCGAGGCGCTGCACGCCTTGGTGCAGACGGAACTGTTCGACACGATTCTGAATTTACAGGAGGCAAGTGAAGAAGACCTCGACCCCGCCGAGCGCGTCAAATTACTGTCGGCGGCGGCCAAGAACATTGCGACGCTCACGCGCGCGAGCGTGAACCTGAAACGGTTTCAGACCGAGGTGCGGGCAAGGCTACAGGCGGCCACAGCCGATGTGGAGAAGATCGCAAGACAAGGCGGGCTGTCGGATGCGGGCGTGCAGCAAATGCTCAAGGTTCTGGGGGCTGTGGCGTGAGCACGGCGTCTGAATCCGAAGCCACGGTGGCACTGCTGCCCTATCAGCAGCGCTGGGTAGCGGACAAATCGCCCTTGAAAGTTGTAGAAAAGTCTCGCCGTACCGGCCTGACGTGGGCAGAGGCCGCAGACAACGTTTTGACGGCAGCAGCGGCGGCAGGCGCGGGCGGTCAGAACGTTTACTACATCGCCTACAACCAGGACATGACGATTGAGTACATCCAGGCGTGCGCCATGTGGGCCAGAGTTTTCAACCAGGCGGCTTCTGAGCTGCAGGAGGCGTTCTGGGAAGGAGAAGATGAGGCGGATCGTCACATCAAGACCTACACGATCCGGTTTCCCGATTCGGGGTTTCGCATCGTCGCCTTATCGAGCCGCCCGTCGAACTTGCGCGGACGCCAGGGGCTGATCGTGATCGACGAGGCGGCATTTCACGACCAGTTGGGCGAACTCTTGAAGGCCGCGCTGGCGATGCTGATCTGGGGCGGGAGCGTGCACGTCATATCGACCCACAATGGCGTGGACAACCCCTTCAATGAACTGGTCACGGACATTCGCGCGGGCAGGAGAAAGGGAACCGTGCACCGCGTGACTTTCACCGAGGCGCTCGACGACGGCCTGTACCGTAGAGTCTGCGTGCGACAAAAGAAGCCCTGGTCGAAGGCCGCACAAGAAGCGTGGGCGGCGAACGTGTACGCCTTTTATGGAGAAGGGGCAGCGGAGGAGCTCGATTGCGTACCTGCCAACTCGGGCGGGGCGTGGTTGTCGCGCGCGCTGGTTGAGTCGCGCATGTCAGCTGACACCCCGGTGCTGCGCTGGGCGTGCAAAGACGGGTTTGAACTGCTCGCCGACCAGATACGGGCGGCAAAGTGCCGCGATTGGCTGGAATCTGCGGTATCTCCCGTCCTGGCGAACATCCCCAAAACCGCCGTGTCGTTTCACGGGGAAGACTTCGGGCGCAGCGGCGACTTGAGCGTACACGCGCCGCTGATCCAGACCCGGAATCTGACGCGGCGCGTGCCGTTCATCCTTGAGCTTCGCAACGTGCCGTTTCGCCAGCAGGAGCAGATCACGTTTTACCTGCTCGACCGGCTGCCGAGGCTGCTTGGCGCGGCGTTTGATGCCCGCGGCAACGGCCAGTATCTGGCCGAAGTCGCCATGCAGAGATACGGACCCACGCGCATTCAGCAAGTGATGCTCTCGGAGGGCTGGTACCGCGAGCACTTGCCGCCGATGAAGGCGGCGCTGGAAGACGGCACGTTGGACGATTTGCCGCGCGACGCGGACGTGCTGGCCGATTTGCGGGCATTGCAGGTGATCAAGGGGGTTCCCAGGCTTCCCGACGTGCGCAGCAAAGGTCAGGACGCCGGAAAACGCCATGGCGACGCGGCAATCGCTCTGGCCTTGGCGTTTTACGCCAGCCGCGAACTGAACAAGGGGCCGGTGCGGGTGCATACGAAGGGAATCCGCAAGACGAGCCAGTTATTGACGGGGTACAAGTGATGGGAAAGAACGGTATCTGGGTGACGCCCACGCGCTTTGTGAGTTTCGAGGAAAAACGCGCGCCTGCGGCTTTTGCCACGCGCGGGCGGGTCGCGGGCGGCAGTGCGAATATGGGGCAGTGGCTGCCCAATCCGGATCCTGTGCTGCGCAAGATGGGCAAGAGCATTCAGGTGTACCGGGATTTGCGGGCGGACGCGCACGTGGGCGGGTGCGTGCGGCGCAGAAAAGCGGCGGTGCTGGCGCTGGAATACGGGGTAGACCGGGAAAACGCCAACTCTCTCGTGGTCGATTTCGTGGAAGCCATGCTGGCGGACTGGAAGATCGACCGCATCATTTCCGAAATTCTGGACGCGACGCTGTATGGCTACCAGCCGCTGGAGGTTGCGTGGGACATTGTCAACAGCCAGCACGTGATTGTGGACGTGCAGGGCAAGCCCGCCGAGTGGTTTGGGTTTGACGACGAGAACCGCCTGCGCTTCAAGGACAAGGATGCGGGACCCGAAGGGGTGATTGTGGCCGACGAGCGCGTGCTGGTGGCGCGCCAGGACGCGAGCTACGACAACCCCTATGGGGTAGCCGACCTATCGCGCTGCTACTGGCCTACGGTATTCAAGAGAGGAGGCATGGAGTTCTGGCTGAAATTCACGGAAAAATATGGTTCTCCATTTTTGATCGGCAAGCACCCGCGCGCCACACCGCAGACTGAGGCCGATGCGCTGGCGTTTGCGCTGGAGGGCATGCAATCGACGGCGGTGGCCGTCATTCCGGACGATGCCAGCGTGGAGATTTTGGAGGCGGGCGGCAAAGGGGCGTCTGCTGACGTGTTTGACCGGATGCTGCGCTGGTGCAGATCGGAAGTGTCGATTGCGCTCCTGGGGCAGGATCAGACGACCGAGGCCGATACCACCAATGCCAGCGCGCAAGCCGGGCTCTTGGTGGCACAGGACATTCGCGACGCCGATAAACGCCTGGTGGAATCGGTGATCAACGAGGCCATCTCCTGGGCGGTAGGCAGAAATTTTGAGGACGAGGCTCCGCGCTTTTCGATGTGGGAGCCGCAGGATCTGGACAAGGCCAGGGCAGAGCGCGATGCGATTTTGGCGGCGATGCCCTGCGGGCCGTGGTTCGACAAAACCTACTTCATGCGCAAGTACGGGTATGAAGAGGACGAACTGGGAGAACGGCCAGAGCCTGCGCCGGGGGGATTCAATCCGCAGGGGTTTCCGGCGTTTGCGGAAAGGGATGCGCAGACCGCGCCCGATCAGGCGGCGGTGGACGAAGCGCTTGATGCCTTGGCGGATGACGCCTTGCAGGCGCAGACTGAAAAGCTCTTGCAGCCGGTGTTACGCAAGCTGCGTGGCGCGACGTCCGAATCCGAGGCGCTGGGCATTCTGGCCGAGGCGTATCCCGACATGACCGAAGACGATCTCATCGACGCCATGCACCGGATGATCTTTGCTGCGGACGTGTGGGGCAGGTTGTCGAACCAGGCGGAACAGCGGTAATGGCGAGTCCTAAACCCACCCGCGCAGACTTGCAGGTCATGATGCGCATGGAACCGAAGCGCGCCATGGAGTACCTCAAGCGCAAGGGGTTTAACGTCACGTGGAACTGGCACGAGATGGACGCGGCGGCGCACGCGCGGGCGTTCACGGTTGCCAAGGCGACGAGCCTGGACATTTTGCAGGATTTGAAGAACGGCATGAAGGGCAAGAGCCTGCGCGAGTACCAGAAGGAACTCGAACCGATCCTGAAAAAGAAGGGCTGGTGGGGCAAGAAGGAGCACATCAATCCCGAGACCGGGGAAGTCACGCAGGTGCAGTACGGCAGCCCCTGGCGCTTGAAGACGATTTATCAAACGAACATGCAGTCGGCGTACATGGCGGGCAGGTACGCCGATGCGGTCGAATCGCAGGATTCCCACCCCTACGCCATGTATATCGCCGTGCGCGATGCCTCCACGCGCGCAAGCCACGCGGCCATGCACGGGCGGGTATTCAGGCTGGACGATCCGGTGTGGCAGCACATCTGCCCGCCCAATGGCTACGGGTGTCGCTGCCGCTTTGTGACGCTTTCTGATGCCGAGGTCAAGCGCCGGGGGCTGGTGGTGGAATCGAGCAGCGGGAAATTGGGAACGGTGCAGGTCGCCAGCCACCGCGACCCGGACACGGGGCAGACCGTGATGAAGGACGTGACCACCGTGCGCATGGCCGCGCGCGATGGGCAAAGCGCGAGCTTTCGGCCGGATGTCGGGTTTGACGGCGGACCGCAGGCAAGTCACATCATGGATGACGTGCTGTATGCCAAGGCGCAGCGCGCGCTTGGAGGGAGGAGTGAAGCGCAGGCGCTTGATGCGGTACGCGACGTGCTGTTATCGGGCGTGCGGTTAAAGGCGTGGGATGCATTTATCGACCGCGCGCTTGCCCCGGAGTACCAGACAGCCCGGCAAACCATGAGCATCGGCGTGCTGGGAGAAAAGGAACTGGCGTTTGCACGCGAGAACGGCGTCGCGCTTCGCAGTGGCGTGATTCACGTCCAAGACAAGCTGATAGGCGGGGTCAAGGGCAAGCGGCACATGGCGTCGGACAATGCGCTCAGTGCAGACGAATGGAAAAAGCTGCCCGAGCGGCTGGCCAAGCCGCAGATGGTGCTGTGGGATACCCGCGAGAAGAATTTTTTGTACGTGATGGAAAGCGACGATGGGCGGGCGGCCAAGCTGGCGGTGCAGTCACATCAAGATCAAGCCGGAGGGGTTCGTGTGGATGATGATGCGGCCACGGTGTTCAAGGTAAATGTGACCGACATTGAAGGCGGCTTGAAAAGCGGCCTGTACCAGAAGGTACGGTAGTGAGGGATGTGGGGAGCGGGCGGCGCCGGATTCGAACCGGATAATGACGAATGCTGGCATTCAAAGACGCTCAGACTCCTCAACCGTTCCCATTGGAAACAACCGCCCTGCGGCGTATTTTGCGGTATGCCGGGCGCTGATGTCAAACAGAATGCGGGGGAAACGACATGGCTGACCAGCCTTTGATCAACGTGAAGCTCGACAGCCGGGAAGTTGACGCCATGCTGGAGCGCCTGCAGAAACTCACGGGCGATCTGACGCCGTTGATGAAGTCCATCAAGCAGGAGCTGCTCGCGCAGACCGAGGCGAATTTTGAGGCACAAGGCAGACCCAAGTGGCAGGATCTGGCGCAGGACACCAAGGACAAGCGCGAGGAAGACAAGAAGTGGCCGGGACACATCCTGCAGGTGTCCGGCACGCTGGCGCGTTCTGTGATTGGCGAATCGGACGAGACCTCGGCCATGGTGGGGGTAGGTAAAGAAGTGCCGTATTCGGCCATCCACCAGTTCGGCGGCCGCGCCGGGAGGAACCGCAAGGTCAACATCCCTTCTCGCCCGTACCTGCCGCTGATCAATGGTCAGCTGCAGCCCGAGGCGCAGGCGGCCATTTTGAAGCTGGGCGAGGACTATCTTTACAAAGTCGCCGTGGGCGAGAAATAGCCAGCCGCAAAAAAAGCCGTTATGCGCCGTTTTGAGGCATCGAGCACCTCGGATACCCCCTTGGCGTTTGATTGGCCTTGTAAACGTTTATAAACGCCTTGGCGGGGCATTGTGTTCTGCCTTGCCTGCCCCTTGTTGCCACATTGGCGCGAGGGGCTTTGTTTTTTGGGGATTGGTTCTTTCTGCGCTGCCTGCAATCTTTAAACCAGATTAATAGTTTTGGCGCGCCCGGGCAGGCACAGTGGCGTCATTGACGTTTGATGCAATCGATGCGAGGTGATGCCCGATGAAAACCAGTCCCAAGAGCAGCAGCGGCAGCAAGATCAAGACGCTGCACATTTTCAAGCCCGGGCGGCACCGGCCGATGCAGGGCGGTTCGCTCAATTTTACCGAGGCCGATCTGGCGCAGTGCGCGCGCGTCTACGACCCGGACTTGCACGAAGCGCCGATTGTCATTGGGCATCCGGCGAGCAATGGCCCGGCGCACGGTTGGGTAGGCGCTTTGATTGCGGACAAGACGGGCTTGCGTGCCGTGCCGCGCCAGATCAACCCATCGTTTGCGGAAGCCGCGCGCGAAGGCGCATTTCGCAAAATCAGTGCGTCGTTCTATCCCCCGGATTCGCCCGACAACCCGGCACCCGGCTCGTGGTATTTGCGCCACGTGGGGGTGTTGGGCGCGCAGGTTCCGGCCATCAAGGGGCTGGAGCAGTTCGAGTTTGGCGAGGGGGAAACCGGGTTTGTCACGTTTGAGGAAAGCGTTGACGAGAAGGGTGAGATTTCCGGCACGGGGCTGTTTGCGCAGCTGCGCGCCTGGCTGATCAAGAACAAGGGGCAGGAGGTGGCCGACGAGGTGCTGCCCGAGGACAAGCTCAAGAAGTTGCAGGAGAGGAGCGAGGACGCGCCTGCGGATGCGAAGCCAGCCGAGGATGCCGAGGTCAAGCCCGATGCGCCAGCCGAAGACGTGGTGGCCGAGCTTGCCCACCAGATTACCGAGCAGGCCGAGACGATTACCAAGCTTGCCGAGGAAAAGGAGAAGCTTGAAGAAAAGCTCGAAGCCGAGGAAGGTGAGACCACGGCCAAGGAGGCTGCCGAATTTACCGAGCGCTTGATTGGCGAGGGGCGGATTTTGCCGCGCCATCGTCAGGCGGTGGTGGCGTTCATGGAAGTGGCGGGCGGCAGGAAACCGAAGCGCGGGAAGTCTGGGGTGGTCGAGTTTGGCGAAGGGGAGCGTGCCCGGCCTTTGCTGCCTGCGTTCAAGGCGTTTCTCGCCAGTCTTCCGACGCAGGTAGCGTTTGGTGAAGTCGCGCCCAAGAACCGGGCGCAGGCGGCCAAGCCTGCGGTCAATCCGCTCATTGCCGATGCCGAGCGCAGAGCCGCACGCAAGTAACCCCCCATCTGAAACTTTCAAGGAACCATCATGGCAATTCATCAGGAACCGAAACACATAGGCGACGTGCTGCTGGTCGAAGTCGCCCGCGGCTGGACGAAGGATCGCGGCGTTTATGCCCAGCACGCCGAACCCTACGAGGTTGGCACGGTGCTGTCGGTCATCGGCGGAAAGTACCAGCGCTACGAAACCGGCCAGAACGGTGCGCAGGTGGCCGTGGCGGCTGAAGCGATCAAGGCCACGGCAGGCGATGCGCCGGGCGTGGTCATTGCGCGCGGGGCGAGCGTGGCGCGCGACGCCTTGATCTGGCCGGAGGGTTTGACCGACGTGCAAAGGGCTGCGGGCTTCAAGCGCCTGGAAGATCGCGGCATCGTGGCGCGCGCCACTCTGTAACGCCTTTACCACTTTCAAGGAACACGACATGAATCTGCAAGACCTGTTTACCGTCACGACGCTGACGGCATCGATCAACAAACTACCGGTGCTGCCCACCAAGGCGGGGAGCCTGGGGATTTTTAACGAGAGAGGCATATCGACCACGACGGTTGTGATCGAGGTGCGCGAAGGACGGCTGTTTCTCGTTCCCAATGTGTCGCGCAACGACGACCCGCAGCCGGTATCGAACGTCAAACGCAATCGGCGCACGTTCGAGACCGCGCACCTGCCGACCTCCAGCCAGGTGCTGCCGTCCGAAATCCAGAACCTTGCCAAGTTTGGCGAAGGCGCAGGCGACGATTCCGTCGATCCGCAGGCGCAGGTGATCAACGACAAGCTGCAGGGGCTTAAAAACAGCCTGGAAGCGACGCGCGAATGGCAGAGAATCGGGGCGCTGCGCGGCAAGATTCTGGATGCCAATGGCGAGGTGCTCTACGACCTGTACGACGAGTTTGGGGTGGAGCAGAAGAAGATCGTCGTGGCGCTGGGCAATGCCGCGACCGATGTGCGCGCCAAGGTACTGTCGGCCAAGCGCCATGCCGAGCAAAAGTTGGGCGGTGTGCTGGTCAGCGGTTTCAAGGCGTTTTGCGGCCCGGAGTGGTTCGACAAGTTTACGGATCACCCCAAGGTACAGAAGGCCTACGAAGGCTGGCAGGAAGCGCAGGATCGTATTGCCGGGGACAAGCGCGAGGGGTTTACGTATGCGGGCGTGGAGTTCACCGAATACAACGCGCGCGTGTCGAACCAGGTGTTCATTCCCGACGATGTGGCGCAAGTGTTCCCGGTCGGTGTCGGCATCTACGACCTGTACAACGCGCCGGCGAACTACAACGAGACGGTCAACACGCTGGGGCAGCCGTTTTACTCGAAAGCCGAGGAGCGGCGCTTGGGTAAAGGCTGGGATTTGGAGGCGCAGGCGAACCCGCTGGCGCTGTGCCTGTACCCGGAAGCGCTGGTTGAGTTGAGGATCGGGTAGGCCATGACGAGCGCGTATATCACCCTGGCCGACGTGTTAAGCGTCATCCCGATGCGCAAGCTCGCGCAGCTGACCTGCGACGACCCGGCTGCGGTCGCCGCAGGCAATCCCGATATGGGCGTTTTGGATCGGGCGATTGCGGCGGCAAGCGAGACGGTCGATGGCTATTTGCGCGCGCGCCACGAACTGCCGCTCGACCCGGTTCCTACCATGATCCGGGAACTGACCTTGAACTTGGTGTGCTATCGGCTATACGCGCGGCGCATGGAAAGCGAGGTATCAGAGACCATCAAGGATCAACGAGACCACGCGATCAAGGCCTTGGAGCACATCCAGTCGGGCAGGATCACGATCGGCGATGCAGCCACCAAAAAGGCGGTGTCGGAAGCAGGGGCGATTCGCATCATTGCTGCCCCGAGCCAGTTTGGGGAATCGACGCTTTCCCAATGGAGGATGTGATGGCGCAGGAACTGACCCTGACCGAGGCCGTCATGGCGAGCATTCTGGAGCGCCTGCAGACGGCGTATGGCGAGCAGCTCGAAGTGGCGTATTTCCCGCAAGACCCGCAAACCTACCACCTGGCGCACCCCGTGGGCGCGGTGCTGATCGGGTATTCGAGAAGCAGCTTTGGCGCACAGCAATCGCTGGATGCGGCGTGGGTGGCGAGAGAGCTGACGTTTTCCTTGACGCTGGTGTTTTGCCAGTTGCGCGGATCGGACGGTGCCATCGGCTATCTGGATCGTTTGCGCGAGACGCTCATGGGCTTTGTGCCGACCCACTGCGACGCACCGCTGGTGCCCGCTTCCGAGTACGTGGTGGGACAGTCGCCCGGCATCTGGCAATTCGGCCAGGACTGGACGACCAGAACCGTGCAGGTTCAAGCGATGGCATCTGAACCCGACTTTGGTGGCATGTCGGGCGCAGCCTTGCTGGCCATGAATTTTGAAGGAGAGCTTTGATGGCGATTCAGACACAGAGATACGCCTATTTCGGACCGCTGTCGGGCGCGAGCCTGCGCGTGGGGGAACAAACCTTGGACGTGGTTCTGCACCCGGGAAAGCCCGTGGAGTTGCCCGCGAATCATGCGTTTACCAAGACCTTGTTGGCGCAGAAGCGGCTTGTTGCCGTGACGCTACCGCCGCCAGCAGGCAAAGGGGCGAAATCATGACGGCGCGCGTGATTGACCGCGCGTTTGTCACACGCCAGCACGTCATTCGCCGCGCCATGTTGGAGAAACTGTACGGGCTGGCCGTGCTGGATGACCTGAGCGTACAAGGGTTTGAACGCGATCTCACCCACGCGCTCGGTCACGCGCCCGATGAATGCGTGTTTGCCTTGAAGTACCTGACCGGCATGGGTTACGTGCGGTGCAGCGGCACCGAATGCCGCATCACAGCACGCGGCATCGAACATTTTGAGGGGGAGTTGCAATAATGGCAGCGAATTTTTTGCACGGCATCGAGACCATCGAGCGGGATGACGGCTCGCGCCCGATCCGCATCGTTAAAAGCGCGGTCATCGGGTTGATCGGCACCGCCCCTGCGGGGCCGGTCAATACCCTGACGCAATGCTTATCCGACCGGGACGCGGCGCAGTTTGGCGCAGACGTTCCGGGCTTTACGATTCCGGCGGCGTTTGACGCGATTTTCGATCACGGCGCGGGAACGGTGCTGGTGGTCAACGTGCTCGACCCCGAGGTGCACCGCGATACGGCGACGGGGGAAGTGGCGGCCTTTGGCAACAACAACCGCCTGCGGCTGGCGAACCCTGCCGTCATCGAGTTGACGCTTAAAAGCGCCGACGGCACCAAGACCTATGCGCCAGGCGCGGACTACACGTTCGATGCGGTGCGAGGCCTCATCACGCGCGTGGCGAGCGGCGGCATCCCCCCGCTGGCGTCCGTCACCGCCGACTACGTCTATGCCGACCCGACCAAGGTCACGGCGGCGGACGTGATCGGCGCGGTCAACAGCGCGGGGCTGCGCACGGGTATCCGCGCGCTCGATGACGCCTACAACCTCTTTGGCTATTGGCCGAAACTGCTCATTGCCCCGGCGTATTGCACGGGGCTGGCAGTGTCTACGGAACTGATTGCGACTGCCGAGCGCATGGGGGCAATGGCGCTGATTGACGCACCCATTGGCGTGACGCCCGCGCAGGTTCTGAACGGGCGCGGTCCGCTTGGCGAGATCAATTTCAATACCAGTTCCGAGCACGTCATCCTGTGCTACCCGCACTTGCAGGTTTACGACGCGGCCAGCGACGGCACAAGGCTCGAACCCATGAGCCAGAGATTGGCCGGTTTGATGGCCGCCAAGGACATCGAAAGAGGATACTGGTGGTCGCCGTCCAATTCCGAGTTCAAGGGCGTCATTGGCGTGGAGCGAGCGCTGTCTGCGCGCGTTGATGACGCGCAAAGCGAAGTCAACGCCTTGAACGAAGCCGGGGTTACGACCGTCTTTAACAGCTTTGGCACGGGGCTGCGTTCATGGGGCAACCGCAGCGCCGCGTGGCCGTCGGTCACGCACGTCAAGAACTTCATCAACGTCAGGCGCACCAAGGACATCGTCGATGAATCGATCCGCTACTCATCCCTACAGTTCGTGGATCGTCCCATCACGGGCGCGTTGATCAACGCGATTGTGGAGAGCGTGAATCAGTTTCTGAGGAAACTCACCGGCGACGGCGCGCTTCTGGGTGGCGAGTGCTGGTACGACGATGCGCGCAACCCGGCGAAGAACCTGGAACTGGGCAACGTCGTCTTTAACTACAAGCTCACGGTTCCTCCGCCCTTTGAGCGCGGAACGTTCGAGACCGAAATCACCGACGAGTACCTCGTCAATCTGGGGGGAGCCTGATCATGGCTGGTTTGCAAATCAATCGCATCACGAACGCCAATATCTACCTGGACGGCAACAACCTGTATGGACAGGCCGAAGAGGTCGATCTGGGCGAGATCAAGTTCATCATGAACGACTTTACCGCGCTTGGAATGTTCGGCACGGCCAAGCTTCCCGACGGGATGGAGGCAGTGGAAGGCAAAATCGTCTGGACGAGCCTGTACGGCAATTCGGCGCTGCTGACCGCCTCCCCCTTCAAATCGTTGTCGCTGCAATGCGCATCGAGCATCCGCGTCTACAACGGCCAGGGCTTGGCGCAAGAGCAGCAACTGGTCTCGTTTTTGACCGTGGCCTTCAGCGGCTACAAGCTGGGAGCCTACAAGGCGCACGAGGCGGTCAAATACGAATCGCCCTTTACGGCGACCTCGGTGCGCCAGCTCATCAATGGGCGCGAGGTGCTGATGTTTGACTGCTTCAACAATATTTTTCGTGTCGATGGCGTAGACCAGTTGGCGCAGGCCCGCGCCAATATGGGCATGTAACTTTTTTACCCTGAAGGAAACATCTGTCATGAGCTTGAACACCGAAACCGCCGCCACCGAGGAGCCTGCGGCCATCGATTTTGCCCTGAAATACCCGTTTACCAACTCGGCGGGCGTGCGCATCGAGCGCCTGTCCTTGCGCCGCGCCCGGCGCGCGGATTTTCGGGCGGCAGCACAATACAGCCGCGACGATTTCGAGCAGGAAACGTTCCTGTTTGCGCGGCTTTCCGGGCTGACGCTTGAAGACCTGGACAATCTGGACATGGAGGACAACAACCAGCTGGTGCAACGATTTCGCAGCCTGCTCGACAAATCAGCAGCGCAGGCCTGAAATCTTGCAACGGGTCGATGAGTGGCTAGTCTTGGTGCTGCGCATGCAACCCTCGGAAATCGATGCGCTGGATATGGAAGACTACTGGCGCTGGTTCGAGGCGGCGCAGGAGTACAACAAGCGGATGCGCGGCGATTAGCGCGTACACACGCGATACAGGCCGCGCGCGGCGGCGCTGATGCCCGCAGCCAGCAGCGCGGCCAGAAATGCCAACGGGGCAAACAGCCACAGGAAGAACGCCGAGATGATGAACCCCAGCGCCAGTGCCAGACAAAACACCAGCGGCGCAAACCAGCCCGTCATGGCAGGCCAGGCAAGGACGACGAGTCCAACCGGAGCGGCCAGCGCCAGCGGCCACAGCACCGCCGCCAGCGCCCATTCAAAGGGGCTGGCGGGTTTGAGCAGCGGCGCAGTTACGGCGGTCGGTGCAGTCATACGGGCATTGTAGGAATCGGAAACTGTCATGGCAAGCTCAACGGTTGGCATTGGTTTGACGATTGGCGCGGTTGCGCAAGCCTCGGTAGGTTCGGCGCTGTCGGCTACCCGCCGCGGCCTGGACGGCTTGACCAGAAGTTCGCGCGCGCTGGAGTTGGCACAAGCCCGCGCAGGTAGAAGCATCAAAGCGGGGCTGGTCTCGCAGCAGTCGAATTACGACCGGCTGGGCTTGTCTCTTGCGCGCGTGCGCACGGCGCACGAACGGCTCACGGCGGCGGCTGCCAGAAGCAATACCGCCATTACCTCCGGTCAACAAAGCTGGCAGCGCCTGGCGACGACCGCCATGGCCGCGTGGGGAACGATCCGCGGCGGCGTAGCGACTGCCGGGCAGGCGGCATCGTTTGCCGACAGCCTGCGCGATACCCGCATCAAGGGGAGGTTGTCTGGCGATCAGGAGCAGGCGCTGGGCGGCACTGTCCGCGCCAATGTCGCAACCACGAATCAAAGCCGGGATGCGCTGATGGCGGGCGCGCATCAGCTGATCGCGGGCGGGTCAAGCTTTGCGGAAGTCAACAGTCAGATCGGGTTGCTGGGCGACACGATGACGGCGCTGCGCACTTCCAGCGAAGAGACGACCGGTGCCATGCTGGCCTTGCGCGACATGGGCTTGACCGACCGCGACGGTATGCAGGCCGGATTGGAGAGGTTGTTCGCCATTGGCGGGCGCGGCCAGTTTACGCCGGACATGATGGTGAAAGCCTTTGCGCAATTGGGCGACACCATCAAGCAAAGCGGCATCAAGGGAGAGGAGGCCATCGCGGAACTGGGCGCGGGCTTGCAGATTGCCGAGGCCACAATGGGGGCATCGTCTGCGCAAGCCGGGCTGCAAAGCTGGCTCTCTGGCCTGAACGACCCCAAGGTAGCGGCGGCCTACGAACGCGCGGGCGTGGACTACAAAACGTCCATGGCAGAACTGCAGAAGTCGGGCATGAGTCAGTATCAGGCGAGCCTCGAATTGGCGAGCGCTTTCATGCGCGACAATTTGAGCGCAAAGGATCAGCAGGCATTGCTGGCCGGTGACGACGACGGGCGCATTTCGTCCATGCTTTCCGAACTGGGGCTGGGCGAAGTGTTCAAGGACGCCAATGCCGCGCGCTTTGCGTTGACGGTGAACGCTAACCGCGACGCCTACAAGGACATGACAAGCACCTCGGGCGAGGGGAGCCTCGCGGCGTTAAAGGCGCTGCGCGCAGAGTCCCCCGTTGAACAGATGAAGGCGCTCAAAAACGGCGTGACCGAATTGGCGGTGGACATCGGCAATGCGCTCTTGCCGTCCTTGCTCGGGGTAGTGAACACACTGTCCCCCATGGTGGCGGGCATCCGGGATTTCGTGCAGGCCAACCCGGGCGCGGTTGCAGCGATTGGCAGCATCGTGGCGGGCTTTGTCGGCTTTCGGGTTGCAAGCGTGGCCGGAGTGTTCGCCTTTCGGCAAGTGATGATCGTCGTCACACAGGGTGCAAAAGCATTCCAGATTCTGCGCGCGGGCGTCGCTCTGGCGCAGGCGCAAATCGCCCTGTTCCAATCGGGGGCATTGCTCGCCAGTGGCACGCTGGGCGGGAAATTCGTTGCGGGCTTGAAGACCGCAGGAAGCGTCTTCACGTGGCTCGGGCGCACCTTTCTGATGAACCCCATCGGGATTGCCGTCATGGCGATTGCGGGCTTGGCGTTTGTGCTGATCAAATTCTGGGAGCCGATCAAAGGGTTCTTCGGCAATCTGTGGGATGGCATCAAAGGCATATCCCGTGCGGCCTGGGAAGGGATAGGGTCGCTCTTGTCCTCGGCCTGGAGCGGCATCAAGGGCGCGGCCGAATCGGTCTGGGGCGGCTTGACCGGGTTTTTTGGCGGGCTGTGGGAAGGCGTTAAAACCGCCTTTGACGGCGGCATTCTCGGCATCGGCAAGCGGATTCTGGATTGGTCGCCGCTGGGGCTTTTCTACAAAGCCTTTGCGGGTGTGATGGACTGGTTCGGAATCGAGCTGCCCGAATCGTTTTCCGGCTTTGGCGGCATGCTCATTGATGGGCTGATCGGAGGCGTGACCGCTGCCTTTACCACGGCCAAAGAGACCATTGTCGCGTTCGGCAGCAACATCAAGGGCTGGTTCAGTTCGGTGCTGGGCATCAAGAGCCCGAGCCGCGTGTTCATGGAACTGGGCGCGAATGTCTCCGAGGGCGCGGCGCTGGGCATTTCGCAGACGCAAGGCATCGTGCGCGACGCGGCGCTGGGGCTGGCGGCGGCCACCGCCGTGACGCTGGCGACGCCATCGTTTGCCGCGCCCGAAGTGCCGCCCGCATTCGCGCAAGGCAATACTGGCACCAGCATGGTGATTCACTTTTCGCCCACCATCAACGTGCAGGGTGCAGAGGGCGCGCAAGGTTTTGAACAGGTTCTGCGCCAATCGATGGAAGATCTTCGCCGTCAGGTCGTGCAGATCCTGCGCGACGAACAAGCGCGCGAACGTCGCCGTGCCATGGGCAATATCGGGGCAGCATGATGTGGGCGATTCTGGGCGAAATCGAGTTTGAGGTCATCGCGAGCCCCAGCGCCGCCGAGCAGAGTTTTTCGGCTTCCTTTGCCGAGCACGCGCGCATTGCGGGTAAACCCCTGCTTGAGGCGGCAGGCGGTGAACTGGAAGAAATCCGCTGGACGATTCTGCTGCACGAACGCTTGCACGAGGTCGGCGCTCGCCTTCGCGCCATCCGCGAGGTCGTCTCCCAACAAGCGCCGCTGGCGCTGGTCATGGGCGACGGAACCTATCTGGGACCGTGGGTCATTGCCGAAGGGGCGGTCACGACCCGAAAGACCGACGCGCGCGGGCGCGTGGTGAGCGCTGAAGTGCAGATTACCTTGCGCGAATACACGGGCGAATTTACCGCGCCCGCACCGCGACCGGGGCTGGAGGGCGAGACCGTAGAACAGCCGGGGTTGGTTACGCGCATCGAAGAGGCACTCACCGACGTACAGCAGCTTGCCCGAGCCGCCAGAACCGCCGAGAACGTGATGCGAAGCCTTGATCAAACCCTGCAATGGGCGCGCGGTCTTTCCCCCCTGGCAGCCATTGCGCAGATACCCGCCGTGCTGGGTTCGCTTGGACAGGCCGCGCAGTCTGTATCAGTATTGCACGCGCTTGGCGCAAGCGCAGGGTCATTCGCCAGTCTGGCGCAGTTGGGCGCGAACCTGGTCGCCGACGTGCAGGCTGTGCACACCACGCTGATCGTCGTGCAACCGGAAAACGTCTTGCAAACCGTGCAAGCGGCAAGCCAGATCACCCAGCAGTCGCTGCAACAGTTCGGTGAGGCGCGCGCGGCGCTGCTGGCCTTGACCTCTGACGTAGCCATGCGGAAATCCTGACCATGGCGTATCTGACCTATATCACCATCGAGGGCGACACCTGGGACGCCATCGCGTACCGCCATTACGGCAATGCATACCGGTATGCACCCATCCTTGCCGCGAACCGACACGTTCCCATTACCCCGGTACTGCCCGCAGGTCTGGTACTGACCATTCCGGTCTTGCCGCGAGAACCCGACACGCAAAACCTGCCGCCGTGGATGCGCTGATGGATGCCTTGAGCCTGCCCGCCGAAATGCCCAGAAGCCGTTTTACGGTTCTTTATGCGCAAAAGGACGTCACGAGCGATTTATCCGCCTGTCTGCTGTCCTTGACCTATACCGACTACCTCACCGGCCAGTCCGACGAACTGGAGCTTGAGCTCGAAGACGTAGACGGGCGCTGGAAAAACGCCTGGTATCCGGGCAAGGGCGATACGCTGACCGTTGCCCTGGGCTGGAATGGTCAAGACCTGGTAGACGTGGGGACGTTTCAGATTGACGAGATCGAGTTTGCGGGAGGACCTTCTACGGTCACCATCCGCGCCTTGGCTGCGGGCATCGGAAAGTCCTTGCGCACCATCGAGCACGCGGCCTATGAAAACACCACGCTTGATGCGGTGGCCAGGCGCATTGCCGCGCGTCATGGGCTGGAGCTGACCGGCAAAATCGAACCGATACCGCTCGATCGCGTGACGCAGTCCGAATCCGACGGCGTGTTTCTGAGCAAACTGGCGGGTGAGTACGACTATGCCTTCAAGGTCGTGGGAAACCGCCTGGTGTTTCATGCGATTGCCGATCTGATGGCGGCAGAGCCCGTGGGTAGTATTGCCCTGTCTGACCTTGCGCCGGGCTGGCGCATCACGGATCAGATCAAGGAAGTTCCCCGCGCAGCCGAGGTCAAAAGCCACAATCCGAAAACCGGCAAGCTCGTAGCCTACTCGGTCAAAAACGACGGTACGGTGGGCGCTTCTGCTTCGAGCGTCTCCAAGACCACGACAAGCTCCGATACGGTCAAGACCACCAGCCGCACGGGCAACGGCGTACAGGCCGACGCCAAGGCAAGATGTGAACTGGCGCGCGCGAACCGCGAGCAGACGCAAGGCAGCGCCAGTTTGCAAGGCCACCCGCGCTTGCTTGCGGGCAGCGTCCTGACGTTGACTGGCGCAGGCAGGCTCGACGGCAACTATCTGATCCAGACGAGCCGCCATGCGTTAAGCCGAAGCTCCGGCTACGTCACGGAAGTGGAGTTTTGCAGGGTGCGTGCTGCCGGAGAAACACCGACACAGGTTGCGAGGGCTGCACCCAGGAAAAAGCTTGCCGTCTACGGCATCGAAGACGGCCAGACCGTCAGAACACGATAGGAATCAATCATGCTCGTCGATGAGAACAGTGCTGCCGGAATCCACTTTGGGCGCGTCACGGCGGTGGACGCCAAGACCTGCCGCATCCGGGTGGAACTCCCCGAGCGCGACGCTCTGGTGACGTACTGGCTGCACGTCCCCCAGCGCAACACCCACCACAACCAGCACCGCAGCCTGCCGGACTTGGGCGCGCACGTCGTGGTGCTGCTTGCCGCCAACGGCGTCGATGGTGCATATCTGGGCTCGATCTATTCGGATGCCGAGCCGCCGCCAGTCGTCGATGAGCATCAGGAATACGTGCGGTTTTCCGACGGCACCGAGGTCAGCTACGATCCGGCCACACATACGCACCGCATCAACTGCGTAGGCAAGATCGAGATCCTCGCCGCCACTACCGTGCTGGTTCAGGCGGGCGCAAGCGTCACCGTCGATACGCCCGAGGTCATCGTGACCGGCAACGCCACGGTGCAAGGCAAGTTGACGGTGCAAGGCGGCATGCAGGTGACGGGCGGCAGTGGCGCAGCGGCCAGCATCCAGGGCAACGTCGCCGTGTCGGGCAATGTGTCGGTAGACGGCAACGTGGATGCGACAGGCTCTGTCATGGACGCGGGCGGAAACTCCAACCACCACTCGCACTGACGGCGCGCAATCTTTAAAGCAGTTTAAAAGTTTTGTGCGAGGCGGCTCTTTATGCTGTTCTGCATGGATACGCCAACAACCCTTTCCAGCATCCGAAGCCGCCATTGGCAGCCGCGCTTGCATGCGCCAGGCGAAGTCGTCGAGGGCTGGGCGGACATCGATCAGGCCATCCGCATCATTCTGATGACACCCAAGGGTTCAGACCGCCACCGTCCAGACTTTGGTTTTGGTGGAACCCGCTATCTGGACTGGCCGGTGGATCGCGCCATCCCGCATCTCGTGCGCGAAGCCGTCATGGCGATTCGCGTCTGGGAAAAGCGCGCCGAGGTCGTCAGAATCGATGTGCGGGCAGATCAATCCCACATTCTCTTGCGCACGGTCTGGAAGGCCGCTGACGGGGTACTGAGAACCAGCGAGGTCACGTATGAAACTGCCCGCGCCTGAGTTCGTCACCATCGACCCGCAGGGCATCGAGGCCGACTTGATCGCCCGCTATGAGGCTGCGTCGGGCAAGAAGCTCTATCCGGCGCAAATCGAGGTATTGCTGATTCACCTGATCGCTTACGCCCATGCGCAAACCCTGGCGGCCATCCAGCACACCGGCGAGCAGATGCTGGTTCGCACCAGCAGCGCGCCCGTGCTCGACTATCTGGGCGATCTTGTGGGAACGCCGCGCCTGCTGGCGCAGCCCGCGCGCGCCACGTTTGCCTTCACGCTGACAGAGCCCGCCGCCGTGTCCAGGCTGATTCCCTTTGGGACGCGGATATTGAGCCAGGATGGGAAAGTCAGCTTCATGACCGAAGCGGATTTGCTGATCGCTGCGGGCGAGAGCGTCGGCCAGGTCAGTGCCACGAGCGAGATCCCCGGAGAAGTCGGCAACGACTGGCCAATTGACAGCGTCAACGTCCTGGACGTGGCGCTGCCGTTCGAGGTCAAGGCCAGCAACGTCACCATCAGCAGCGGCGGCGCGGACGTGGAAAGTGACGAGCGCTACCGCGAGCGCATCATCTCCGCCCCCGAGCGCTACACCAATGCGGGAAGCTACGGCGCGTACCGCCATCACGCCATGAGCGCGCATCAGTCCATTGTGGACGTTGCCGTGCTCGGACCCAATGAGGGCGAGCCGCCCGGGCAGGTTGCCGTGGTTGTGCTGTCTGATGCGGGGCTGCCCGAGGCAACGCTGCTCGATCACGTGCAGGCCGTCCTGTCCGCCCAGACCGTACGGCCGCTGTGCGATACCGTCGTCGTGCGATCTCCCATTGCCGTGCCGTACAGCGTTGAGGTGGCCTTGACGCTGTACGAATCCGCCGACGCCGCGCTGGTGTTGCGCGAGGCCAATACCGCACTGGCTGCCTATCTGGCCGGGCGCACGCGGGTCTTGGGCGCAGACCTCATCCCCGAACAGATCGCCGCCGCCTGCCAGGTGCCGGGCGTGTACCGCGCCGTTATCAATCAGCCCGCCTTGCAAGTGCTCGAACTGGATCAATGGGGGCAGTGCACGGGCGTGACGGTTTCCATTGCCGGGGTCGAACATGGCTGATCTTCCCGTCCCCGATCTTCCCCCGCCGCTGGCGGCAGACGCGCGCATGGCGGCTTTGACCAAGCTCGTCTGGCAGCAGTTCGCCCAGACCGATCTATCCCCCATCCTCGTCTATCTGGTCGATGCCGTGCGCGACGGCTTGCTGGTTCACCTGGCCGAGCAATTCCACGTCATGGGCATCGAGGGCTGGAACCTGGCCGAAACCCCCGAGCAGCAGAGAAGGCTCATCAAAGAATCGATTGCCATGCACCGGATAAAGGGTACCCCTGCGGCGCTGCATGCGCTCATCGAACGGCTGGGGTTTGGGCGCATCCAGATACAGGAAGGCATCGGCAATCTGCGCTACGACGGCCAGCATACGTACAACGGCAACATGCGGTACGGCGACCCCGACGCCTGGCCGATCTACCGCATCGTCATGCTCGACCGGGCGCTGACCAACGATCAAGCGCAGGCGCTGCGCCGTGCTCTGGCGGCCTACGCGCCTGCACGCTGTTGGCTTGCCGCCTTGGATTATCAATCTGTCCCCATCCGCTACAACGCACAAGCCGCGTTTGATGGGCAATACAACCACGGGAGCGCATGAGAAATGGCAAACCTTGAAGAATCCCCAGTCTGGACGCCCAGCGTCTATCAGATCGAAACCACAGACCCTGTACTGGGCGGACCCGTACAGCCCGAACCGGCCACCGGAGGACTCGCCAACCGCCAAGGATTGGCGCTGGCCAACCGCACGGCGTATTTGCGGCAGGCATTGGAAACTACAGAACAGGCGTTGTCTGAGCAGATTGATCTCAAAGCCGACATCCACAGCCCGGCATTGACGGGCGAGCCCACCGCGCCCACGCCAGCGGCGGCTGACGATTCCGACAGGATCGCCACGACCGCCCACGTACAAGCCGCCTTGCTTGCGCAGATTACCGCCTCGCTGGCGCGCGTGCGTTCCATCCACAACCTGCCCACCTCAAACATCGGTCCGATCATCGTGGCCGAGGCGTCCGAGGTTTGGATATGGGTGGATACTCCGCACTACACCGGCTACCGCTCTCCTCTATGCGGTCGCACCGTATACGGCCACACCGTCACGCCGCTGGCCAACGAAATCGACGCCGTCGGCGGCCTGCTGTCGAAAACCGCCTACGCCGGACTGTGGGGCTACTGCCGGGAAAACGGGCTTGTCGTCAGTCAGTCCACATGGTCAGCCAACATTGGCGCGCATTGGTTCGTGGACGTATCCCCTACGCAATTCCGTGTGCCAGACCTGCGCAACCAATTCCTGCGATTCACCGGCACCGACGCTGACACTGCAAATGCGAGGGCGATGGGTAGTGCTCAAAAAGATGCGTTGCAAAACATCACTGGTAGCTTCCATGCGATAAGCGATCATGACTCGGAATTCCGCGTGATTCGGTACCCTAGCGGGGTATTTGGAAGTGGTGGATCGGGTGTACCCAACAGCAGCATCAACGACATCAGCGATACTCAAAAGCCTACGGAGAAATTTCTTTTCAATGCGGCTAATGTGGCGCGCACCTCCTCGGAAACACGCAGTTCCAACATTGCCTTTCACCCTCGTATCCATGTCTGACCTACACATGAATCCGGGGGTGAAAGGCCACAGACTTCGGAGCGGTCTCTGCGCCACCGCCGCCTTCGGTGAGGGCAGATCGAGACTGCCAATGCCCATTACCATTCACCACTGTCGAGGAGACATTGCCACCACTCCATGCGTCGGCAATAACCTCATGGGTTGCCCACGTATCGTGCCGGTGCTTTTTAAAGGTATCCGCCTTGTAGCTACCCAGCCCTCTCGCATTTGCAGTGTCAGGGTCAACCGCCAATCCGATTCACCCACTCACCACAAAGGACTGTCATGAACCAGATCACCGTATACCAGACCGACGAAGACGGCGCGTTCTTGCACCCCGTCATTGCAACCGAACTGGCGCTCGCCCCCG